AGCATCATCTTTAGCCAATGGATGTATAGTAATTACATCAGCATAATTGTTCATTACTTCTCCAATTGCTGATCCTACTTTTAATAGATCGTCTCCATTAGCTCCAGTAGTTAATTCTGCCCACGGTATCGTTTTTGCAACAGATGCCGGGTCAGTGTAAACTATTGGAATTTCTAATTCTCCGTTATGGTTTAATACAATATCCATAACATCTCCATCTTCTTCGGTCGATTCAGTCTGATATTCAGTAGTAAATCTGAATATTGTTTCTCCTTCTGTTCTTCCTAATTCAACGCCGCCATATTTAACCAAACATGGTCCTAAATTAATTTTTCCAGTATCTAACTCTGTTTTAGTTCCTGGCATTTATATTCACCTCTTATTTTTTAATAATGTTAAATCCAAGCCTTACAGTAATAAAATGTTCATCCGGATCATCAGGGTCAAATTGAGGGTTAGAAATTGAGTTAACTTCTAAATTATAGTTAGTATAACCTTCAATTTCTAAAGGTTTATCATCAAACAATTCTTCAAGGCGGCTTCCAACTTCTCCTAATTTTTGAGTATCTGCAATTCCGCCGTCTAAATTATCCACAAAACAGCTAATTAATATTGTGCCGTTTTTTGCAGTAGTATCGGAATTATTATTCACTGGCATATTATTAACAGTAAAATAAGGGTTAGTCGCTCCAGTTGGCTTTTTAGCACCTTTATTTCCTTTTAATTCTCCGAGAATATCTAATAAATCAGTTTCATCAGTAATGTTTTTGTCATTTAAAATTCTGAGTATGACTGCCGTTAAAATTTTATCTACATTCATTTAATCACCCATTATAGTATTTAAGACTGATAGCAGCTTGCTGTCTAACACTCCTGGCATTCATTTTGTAAGCAAGATATTGTTCAGCTAAGGGTTCAAAGTTATCAATAGTCCCCTGAATAACACTGTATCCTTTTTTACTTTCTACAATAGCTGCATACCACATCCCGGCATATAAAGCACCGATATAATCATCGCCATCAACTTTTACTTTAGCTTCTCTGTTTTCTGGCAAATGAGATAAAGCTTCTGCTTTAGTTTTGTAAGTGTCCATTGCTTCAATATTTATAGATAGACTAGCTCTTAAAGCACCGGTTATGTCATTATAGTCTCCAGTTAATTGTGCATGTTCATACATCATTTCTAAAAGAAATTTTATTGCTTCTTCAATCATTTTTTCTTCAGATTGCAAAAAAGCTTCAGTATTTGCTATTGCTTCTTCAGCTCCAAGCATTTCTGCACTAATGCCATCTTCCATAATTAACTCCTTTTCAATTCTATTTCTAAGTGTTCAAGCCAATCGCCGGGGAAAACAATATCATATTTATCTCCTGCTTCATCAATAGCCGCATATCCTTTTTTAATTTTTGAATATGAATCTTCATAATTTATATCTGTTTTATTAACAAACATAATATGATCAGATTCAAATTCAGTCTGCGTTTCGGTGTGTTTTACATTAGAGTTTGAAGGTTGGATATCAGCTTCGCAAGTAGCGACTAACTTTTCACCTGCAGAAACCCATTGCCCAGTCTCAGTATCTGTGTAACCATTTTCAATTTTTTCTTTTATTAAAACTGTTTCAAAGGATTCATCTTTAATTAACATGGAGTAAACCTCCAATTCTTAAGCAAAGCCAATGCCGGACCTGGTAGTTTTTCATATACAGTAACTCTTTTGCTTAAGTATTTTGTAGATACACCACCTCTGGACTGACTTTCGATTATTGGATTTCTTTGCTGTTCCCAATATAAATCTTGAGCAATTAAGATGCAGGCATTTTCTATTCCGCCCGGCAATGTAGATGGACTTTCTGCAGTAGCATCTTTTGGTAAAATAAACCCGGCTGTAAAATTAACTTCTAAATCATAATCATCTAATTCAGGCCACTCATCTTTTTTGTATAACATACCCTTTTCAGCTAAAATAGTATATTCAGTAATTTCTTCATCATCATTTAAGATCTGTTCTACTGATTCAATATTCCAGTAATTGATCATAAGATATTTGCCGCCATCTGATTTTAAATTTAAACTTCTAGGCTTTTTATTAAATTTAGTGTTGCAATAATTTTCTATTACATCACTTGCAGCATTTATATAGATTTCAATACTTGTATTGTCTATTGGCAGCTTCAATCTATCGACTGTAGTTAAAGCATTTTCATTTAGAGGCATTTAATCACCCCAATTCTTTTTCTGCATCTATCGCTTCATCTTCTCCTCTAATTTTTTCACCATTGCTTAAAACATACCAACCTCCACCAGTATGCTTTGGAAACTCAACTTCTTTTTTATCCTCTGCTTTTTCAACTGGAGGTTTTACTTGTTTTTCATAACCATCTTTAGCTTTTGCAAATCCCATTCTTAACCACCTGGCTGCCAACCCGTTTGGAACATTTTTGATTTCTTTGCCTTTAGGAATTTCTTTGCCTTTATATCGTAACCCATTGCTTATAACATCCATGTTTTCACCTCCATGAAAAAGCCCCAATTAAGGGGCTATAATTATTAAGCTACTACCATATTATCTGCATCTTGTGTAGGCATAAACCTTGCATTTCCTCTAATTAAATCACAAGATAAATTTGAAGAAGCATCATCAGAAGTTATTTTAGCTGCCAAGTGAGTAAATCCGTTATTGGTATCCATTAAAGGTCCTTGCACTTCTGCAATTAGCTTAGCTGAATCAACACCAGCTCCAGTTTCATTAGTAAATTCAACAATAATCGGGTTGCCGTCTGCATCTTTAACAGCTTTGGAATCAGTTCCAGACTCATCTTTAGCCTGTAAAATCTCTAGCTTAATTAGATTAGTGTTCGCTAAAGCTCCAGAGTTTAATACAAACATTGCATCTCTATACTGGGTCATATCAAAATAATCTCCTGTAGTGTTGGAAGCTCCTAAAGGTTGACTCTCTACAGCATTATCTAACTTTAATTGTTCTGTCAATCGTTTCATTTATTTTCATCTCCTCAATTTTTAAATAATTAAGGGAGGCTAAACCTCCCTTATATTTTAATTAACCTAACATAACTAATGGACTTACCTGAGTATTTCCATCTTCTAGAGTTAAAGGCTCTTCTAACCAACTTTGACCATCAACATTAAATACAACTTTGATGATTGTCTTATTAGCTTTAAACTCAGCATGTTCAGAAGCTGCAATATAAAGCCCTGAACCGTCTTTGATAAGATAATATCTCAAGTCAACAAGCATTAAATCGCCTTTGTTTCCTAAAGTAGGAACTCTCCCTGTCCATTTTAAAGGTATTCCATCTAACATAGCCGGAACTCCTTTGACTAAGTTCCCATCTGTATAAATTCTTTTACCATCGGAATCTTTCATATCTTTGATATCAGAATAAGCGCTTTGACTTGCAATCCACATAACATTGCTTTGGGACTCTGGATACACTTTCGATTCCATACCTATAACATCTTCATATAATATCTTTGAAGATGTGTTTCTGTTTACAGTCATGGCACCTTTAGAATTCACGATACCTAACGGTTTAGAGTTACCATCGCCTCTTAAGAAATGGAAATCTTCAAACCCTAATTTAGCATTTCTTAATGTGGTTGTTAAGAACTGTGATGCAGCTTCGGAATTTCTAAGTAGTTTATTTGAAACAGAAATCCAACCAGAAGCTTCTTCAGGCTCTAGTTTGATGTCTCTTAATTTAGGACCGTCTTTTTCTGGTTTTGTTTCTTGCTCAGCTGTCCAACTGAAATTAACGCCGCCATATACTCCTTTACTGCCCTGCTGCATAGCAGGAAAATTCATTGCAGCGTCCGGATTAGAACCAGCAGGAATAACAGTCGCTCTCGGCCTTACTATTGCCGCTTCAGGATCTAGTTTTAATATTTCTGTAGAAAACTTTTCAGGAACTAAAAGCCCTCCAGAGGCTCCATCTTCCATTGCCATATTTCTTAATTCTTTTACCCGAGAGTCATTTGGCTCATATCTAGCGTGATACAAAAAATCTCCAAGGTTTTTGAATTCTCCATCTTTTGGCATGCCTTCTCTACCTTCGCCGCCGTTATCATCTTCTGGAACAGGTGGTCTTATAGCTGAATTTTGAGTCTGAGAGTTATAATCTCTCACTCCTTCTAAAGCAGTAATTCTTTCTATTTTTTTGCGAACTTCAGAATGTTCTTTGGCTAATTCATCATATTCTTTAGCTTCTGAATCTTTCATTTGAAAATCTTCGCCGGCTAATTCTTCCATTCTTTCTTCTATTTCTGCTAAACGCGCTCTTAATTCTTCAAGGGTCATTCTCAATCAACTCCTAATAATATATTGTGGTGTTTTATTCTTTTTAATTCTTTTTTTCTTTTCTCTATAACTTCATGATCATTGTTTTTGTTTTCGAGATGCCTTTTATAGACATCTTCTTTAGATCTTAAGCCAGACTCTGAATTTGGATACCAGGGAAAAGTAACTGGACTTACATCTCTTAATTCTTTTACTTTAATTATTGTTCTAACTGGAATATCTCCAGTCTCATCCCATTCTTCGATATCAACTTTAAATTGAAATGAGGATTGATTTATATCTCCTCTTTTCATAGATTCCATTAAATCGGCAGCATAAGTAGTATTTGGAGGTTCAATTTCATAATATAAACCTCTTTCATCTTCTTTCAACTGTAGAGTTCCTGATTTATTTCTTCCTAATAGCAAATTAGCATCGTGGTTTATTAAAGCTCTTACATCTGATGTTTTTAGTGCTTCTTCAAATGCTCCAGGCGCTATTTTTTCAATAAAGCCCCATGTTTCTGGAGCTGGGTCATCAAATAAAGCTGCATAGCCAACAATTTTTTTGCTATTTTCTTCTTCGGCTTTGATTTCAAAATTTGTTTTTACTAATCTAGATTCAAATCCTTTTCCCAAGTGATTCACCTCCTTTATCCTGGGCTAATCCCACATTCGCACCCTTCATGTAATGGAGGATGACCTATGTTGCTGGATACCTGCATTTCTCCTTCAGCCTCTTCTGGATTCAAGCTTTCTCCTGCGCTCAGAAAATCGCTTTCAATTCCAATTCTTTTGCCATTCATTTCAATGCAATATGGACAAGGGTCGTTACCCATTGTCACCCATATTAGTTCTGAAATTCCTGCAGCTGAAAAAGCAAATTTGCTAAAAGCACCAGCACTTTTAATACTTTCTTGTTTAGCTACTTTATTCGGTCTTTTCTCTTTCCACTCATCGAGCCGTTGCTCAATTAACTCAAGTGGATCTTGATCTGAATTTAAAGCTTCTTTAACTAATGCATTTAACTGGTTTTTTGAATAACTACTATATCTATAAGAAAAAGACCCAATATACTTTTCAATAAAGTTATCAAGCCCTTTGATGTCTGATAAATCTTCTATATTTACTTCTTTACCCGCTTCTTCTGCAATAGCTTCTGCCATTGTTTTAATTGCTGGTTTCATTGAATTTTTTATTTCTGTTTTAAATTCTTCATAAAACTCTTCTAACCATCTTTGGAAACCGCCTGCATTTCTTTCTGATAATTCTTCAATTGCTTTATCCCTAACAATTTTAACTTCTTTATCAACCATCTGTTCAGCAGAATTTTTTATTACTTTTTGATATCTTAAAGCAATATTTCTTCTTCCGGCAGCTGATCTTTTAGCTTTCATTTCAATTTTGTTTTTTTTTACAGATTTGTTGCTTCTATCATTTATTTTAGGATTATCAGCATTTAAAGGAATTAAATTTAAAGGAATAAATGTTTGGTCTCC